GCGCTCCTTCATTCTCCCGCGCTGGGATGCGCCTTCCTCGCCCTCGTCGTAGGCCATTAGCCCAGCACCGTGCCCGAGCTATAGCCTGTGTCGCCTAGCTGCCCGCCAGTGAGGATGGTCGAGGCAACGCCCTTGCGCTTGAGGCCCATCCTGCGCTGCTGGCGCTGCATCTCGATGATGTTGGGATCAGTCTCGACCGGCAGCTCTGTTGGCTTCTCAGGACCAGCCATGACTTCCTGCTTGGCGCGCTCCATGTCGGCCGCGGTCGAGCCCAACAGGGGCGTGGTGGGGGCCTTCTTCTTCCTAAGCATCTCTCAGCCCTTCCGTCCGATGACCTTGTCGTATTGGCGGTTGACCTGAGGCCCCGCCTTACGAATGCGACCCGCTGCCGCCAGAGCCCGCTGGCCCTTCGATCCCGCCCGCCAGGCGTTGAGCACCGCATCCAGCCGGTCGGGCGAGCGCTTCAGGATCAGCTTCATGTCGTCCTTGGGGCCGACCTTGATGCCCTGAGGCGTGATCTCGAACGTGGCCGAGAGCATTTCCTCGATGAGTTCAGGATCAGGCGGCAGTTCGACGTTGTCCCCCGTCTCCGGGTTCAAGGCCTCGCGGAACTGCCAGTGCAGCGCATCCCGCTCGAGCTTGTATTCCAGCTTGCCGTCCCTGGTCTTGGTACTGGTCGAATTCGCGCCGTTGATCCCAATCACAGGCAGGTCGAGGTGCTTCTTCAGGTGGGTGTAGGCGTCACCGCCATAACCCCCGCCCATGTCGATGCCGATCGTGGCGCCGTCCCTCACATGCGTGACAGCCAGAGCCGCAATCGCTGGTCCGTCAGGTGTTGCCTGCCCCGGATGTACAATCAGGGGCTGGAAGCGGTTGACGTGCAGGAGAGCCAGCGCCGTCTGGTCCCGGCCACCCTGCGCCACGTCGATACCCAGCCCTGACATGGGCTTGAGAGGCATGTTCTTGTTTGCGATCCAGCGGGCGACCGCCATATCGATCCAGGCTTTGGGGAAAACGCGGGTGAAATCGTCCCCCGCAGTCTCGAAAGCCTCTTCATCTGTTGCGGGATACTCCCGCTTGAACTCGTGGCAGAACTCGTCAGGCGAGGAACCGAAGGTCATCGCCATGTCGCGGTTCTTCAGCCAGGCCCAGTAGAGCCGGGCTTCGGTCAGGCCGTGCAGGATGCCGTATTCCACGAAACGTGGCGGGGGCACCCAGCCGGCAGGCGGCTCAGTCTGATAGTCGTCGTGCCAGAACCAGGGCAGGAACAGCGCTTCGAATGAGCTCTCGCCCGACTTTGCGGCCTTCCAGGCCCTGTGAAACCTGCCTCCGGGCGTATTGGCCGTGCTCTCGATGATGGCTTCGGTGCCGTCTGCATTGGCCAGAGCCTCAGTGAGGCCCGTCCACACATCGTCAGCCGTCGAATTAGGCCAGAAATCAAACTCCGAGGCGTGCAGGCACTGGATGGTTGCCGATCGACCGGCAGAGCGTGCGCCCGCCGTTGCAATCTTGTAGCTCGAGTCCAGCCTGCCGAAGACCAGCTCGTTGGCGTTGGCCACCGTCGTCTGAGGCTTGAAGTCTGGCAGGCAATACTCGTGATAGCGCTTGGCCATCCCGAACAGGTTCTGCGTTGCCTGGTCCTCGTGAGTGACGATGTAGACCAGCTGTCCCCGTTCGGTTGAGGACTTGCGATAGAAGCGTGCGCCTACATAGGTCGAGCAGCCCATCTGCCGGCCCTTGAGGATGATCAGCCTGACCTTGCCGGTGCGCCTGATCTGGTCCTCGCAGCGCTCATGGACGATGCGCTGGACCGCGTTGAGCCTGAAGGGTTGCAGACCCTCTGACTTGGTGCGGATCTGGAGGCAGGCTTCGAAGTAAAGCTCGGGATCCTGAAGGATTGCCTCGTATTCTTCGTCACTGAGTTGTTGGCTGGGCTGTTGTGCGGCCATTTAATTTCTCGCGGACACGCTCCAGGCGGTCTTCGTGGGTGACCACATGCGTTACGGAGGCCTTATCGACGATCTTTCCGAGAAGCTTTGCCGCATCCATCGTATGGGCGCGGGCGATATCAGCGGCATCCTTGATTGTGACGTCCAGCGTCTCGGGAATGTCTTCACCCTCGGCGGGCGGATTGCGATCCGGGAACAGGGCGCGCTCGGCAGCGGAGGCAATCCGCTCCAGCCGTTTGGCGAAGTGCTCGGCGCTCAACTCGGCCTTTGCCGAAACCTTCTCCCGCTTTGCGGCCAGGTATTCGGCCACATTAGGGTTCCTTAGGATTTCAGACGCCGATGCCGCGCGGGCGTTGTCGTTCTTGCCCTTGTACCCAGCAAGGCGATGGGCATCGATCTGCGTCTTGCCCTGAAGGATGAAATCCGCGAACCGACGTTGCTGGTCGGACAAGCCGCGGGAACCTTCGCCGTCAGCCATCTGTCTCACTTATCCGCATGAGCATTTAATGTTGTTCACGCAATCGTGATGCGAATACTTGCAAATACGACCGGTTACTTGCCCGGTGTAACGTACACACGCAACAAGCGAGCATCTATTCTTTGTGTGTCGCGCGAATACTTCAGCTCGACTGATGTTTGACATCGCAGCGAACCACACAACAACAGGCCGGGTACAGTTTTACCTGTCCCGGCCCTCCGATTGCGCTGTTTCAGCAGCCTCTCGGTGATTGATGAGAGAAAGACCTCACCAATGGCCAAACGTAATAAAGCCAAAACATCCAGCTTCAAAGCTGGCCTGTTTTTCCTCTCGGTCTTCTGCCTCGCGATGGGCGCCTTGGGCGTCTATGGCTGGACACAGGCCGATATGGATCTGACGACCAGGGTCATGACCAGCTTCGGTGCTGGCGCTACTGCCCTCGTCATCCCCTTTACCGTGATTGCCCTTGGACGCTCATGGGCGTCCATTGGAGTTATCCCGGTCCTCGTGATCTGCATGGGGATGCAGGCCGTCAGTTTTCATAACTTCTATGGCGTGGTGATCGAGGCTCCCCACAAGCGGGCCTTCGATCTGGGCCTTCAGTCCCTCAAGGCTGAAGTCACCCGCACCACTGGACGCCTCGATACGGCTCAGGCCGCGATCGATCGCTTCCCGGCCCTCGTGCTTCCCTCCTGCCTCTGCCCGAACACGAAGAAGGCCGAGACAGCCGCCTGGGAAGCCCAGCGTAACCCGCTGGAGGCCGCGGTGACCACCGCCAAGGCCGAACGCCAGACCGCCGTGATGGCGCTCCAGCAGGCCTCCCAGACCTACCAGCCGATGGCGCCTGAACTTGCCATCTGGATCGTCGGCGGACTTCTGGACATCTCGATCGCCCTCGCGATCTGGAGCCTGGAAGCCACCGGACGGAAACTCCGCAAGGATGCCACCGTCGAACGCGCAAAGGTCAAGAAACCCAAGCGCAAGCCGATCGCGAAGAAGCCGGTCACCGGCTTCAAGCCTTATGTCGCGGTCAACAATACCTAGCCGGTTCGCTTCGATGACGCTGACGCCGCTCCTTAACCGGGGGCGGCGTTTCGCGTTTATGCCAGCCTGCCGCGCGTATCGATCCAGCCTCGGGTGTGCATAAATCCGCCGCCGGCCGTGGAAACATCCGTGTTGACACGGATTTGGCCCGATGTGTCTGTCCGCACGGCATCGCTGAAAATGCAAATCCTCGAGTTGGCTGTCACCGCCAGATTGAAGTTGCTAGAGGCAGCGGCCGTGTCAGTCTGATCAGGCGAAGTCACCAGACCAAACAGTGTTGTGTTAAGCGACACATAGACCGAGACGAGGGCGCCGACCTTGACGCCGACAGGAACCCCACAAGTCACTAGCGTTGAGGTCGATGTCCAGCTTGCGCTGGCTGCGTCCTGCGACGGCACGAGCCGCAGAAACTCGTCCCCGACCTGGTTAAACAGCACGATGGCGTTGGAGGCGCGGATGATCGAGCCGATCCGCCGGAAATACGTGTAGCCGCTTGGCATAGTCGGCGCCGTAGCGCTGACATCGAACCCGTAATCAACCGAGCCATCACTGTCCTTGAGGATAGCGAAGACATGGTAAGTCGTGTTCGCAATTCCTGCAGCGGACATCCTGCCGCCCGCGTTCGTTCCAGCGGCCCAAGTTGCATCGAGCTGCTTGGTCAGGGCGCTGCCGACAAGGATGCGGACGCCTGTCGAATCCGAACACGAGCCGGCCGCAATGTCGATGTCATTGGTGGCGTCGGTTCCGTTGCTCAGCGTCAGGCCGAACAGCAGCCCCTTGAGAATGCCTATGTCGGCAAGATTCTGAGGCGTGATGACGGTCGTTGTCGACGATGTGGCGCGGGCCTGCGCTGCGGTTGCGGCCTTGGCCGATACGGCATAGGTCGCCAGCGTAAGCGGGGTGTTATAGCCCTTGGTGGTGCCCTTGAGGCTTGGAACCTTGTCGGTCGCCTCGGCTGTGGCGTGTGCCGTAGTCGTGAATCTTGCGCCTGCCATTAATCCCACACCACGGTTTGGCCATCGTCCCAAAGGACTTCGTTGTCATCGTCCCAGAGCATTTCTGTCTGCACCGTCACATCCGGGTCTGACCCCTCCTGCCCGCCCTCCGGGGTCCGGACCAGCGGGCGGGTCAGGTTGCGAACCAGCTTTCTCGACAGCGACATGCTAGGCCCGCATCCTGATCATCCGCGCGTTCACCGCATCCTCGGCCTTGATGATGTGGGTGTTTTCAGCCTTGGCTTTGTCGTATTCAGCGCGGAGCTGTTTCATGGCCTGCTGGAGGATGATCATCCGGCGTTCCGGGTGGAGCTTTCTGAAGCGCTTGGTGAATTCGATCTGGATCTTGCCCAGTCCTGCTATCGGGGCTTTGAGACGGATGAACGTGCCGATCATCTCTGACCCTTTCGCGTCGGGGCGGGTCTTGGTTTTGCGCTTTGAGGGGGTTGGGGCTTTTGAACAGGCTTCGGGGCTGTCCCGGGCTTTTGCGCTGTTGCTAGGGCTGTCTCGGGCTTGCCGATGGGCGGGAGTTCCGGCTGGCGGTCATCGCCCTTCTTGCGGTCTAGGATCGCTCTGGTGGCCCTGCTGATGATGTTGGGCGCCCGCTGGACCGTGATCTTCACCGGCTCGAGCTGGATACCGCCCATGAGCGCGTCGGTCTCAGGCGAGAAGCTGTATTCGATCAGCGCCTCGTTGCCCTTGATCACGCAGTTGGCGAAAGGCCAGTTGTGCTTGACCACAATTGGAAACCAGGCGTCGGGGAATTCCTCGTGGTAGACTTCCACGATGGCTTCCTTGGTCGCCTGCTCGATCCGCTCCTGTCCCTGAAAGCGCTTGTGGACATGGACCGGGACCTGGCTGGCCCGGTAGATGATCCGCTTCTCGATCTTCGCGATGAAGACATCATCGAAGGGATGCTGGCCGGCGAGTTCAAGGA